GCGGATGGATTATCTTTTCCGCTATGTTTACGTAGTCATTACGTAAGGTTAGCTGTTTGCCCGCTTTTACTACCATAAGGGGGCGCAAGGGGTTACACATGGAACAGCTTTTCCGTGTTAGCGCACCTGAAGTTAATTTGCCATTTTTTCATGTTGGTGCATTTAGTGTGTAACCTGCTGTTTTTATTAACTATTCTACTTAAAAAATGATAAAATCAAAATTCTATATTACGGGTAACGAAAAAACAGCCTCTAAAAAAGTGTTTTTTGCTGCACACTTTTCAAAAATTTCCATTTTATCATTTTTTTGTTAATATCTCTAATAAAATCAACTACTTAACCCCATTTTCATCGATGATGAAAAAATGGTTTTTCATTTTTTTATACACTAATCAATACGAGTGTATAAAAAAAGCAACATGAAAACATGGGAAATTAACTCCACATGGGTTAACAGGCCTTTTTTCCGTCATATTTTACCCAATTTTAGCCTTTTCCCCCATATTTCACCCAATTTCCGGGCTGTTTGGCACGATTTCCGTGATAATTGACCCGGAAATGTTCCTTTTTAGAGGCGTTCCACAAAAAACCCCCAAATTTGACCCGATTTCAGAGCAATATGATAGGGTTCCATAACAGCAACATGAAAAAATGGCAAATTAACTTCAGGTCTACCACTGATAAGACAGCGGTGTAGCCGAGGTTAATATTAATAACAGGGGAATAAAGAGCCGGAAGTGTCCTACTTGAGACACAAAGGGCAGGGGAAAGGGGTTACACGTGGAACAGGTCGGGCGTAAAGCGCCCCGACCGCCGCCCATTGGTAGTATAATCAGGTAGTTAGATCGGCTTACGTATATTTTACGTAAAATTAATTTACGATAATACAAAAAAAATAGCTTGACAGGGTTAATCAATGCATACTATAAAGAAATCACGTTCGGCGCCTCATATAGAGGATGCTCAACGTCACTTGATAACTTTATTATAAACAATCTATAAACCTTCTATAAAGGGGGACACTACCATGACGACTACCACAAAAGAAAACATGATCAAAGAAATGAAGATTAATGAAGAAACAGTTAACGCTATAAACGAGTGGCTAACAAAGACAAGGGTTGAACAGACTAAAACGGCCTTGAGCAAGTGGTTGGAAGTAGGTAAAATCTGCTTACAGATCAAAGCATTGAAGGCAGGGAAATTTAAGGATAACTGTGAAGTTATTTTCCCAGGATTGACCAATGATGAAAGACAGTATAGCATGAAGCTGTATGACGATAAAGAGGGTGTTATGGACTGGTACGCGGAAAAAGGCTGTATGAAGTACAATCCCCGCACGATCTTTACCGCTTATAATGCTTTTATTAACCCCAAAGCAAAACCGGCCGAGAAGAAGAACGAGACGGAAAAGATGGAAAAGATGGAAGATAAGGAACTTCGAAGAGAGCGCAAAGGCATCGACGCGATCAAAGCATTAGTTGAATATAGACGGATCAGGAACAATGCAGCGGAAAACGGAAATTTGATTTTGGGTGATCTTGAAACGCTCAGGCAGGAACTTGAAAACGAGCTAAGAGAAATTTGTGAAGCGATCGAACTTGAGGCCCCAATTAAGCCCGCTAAAGCAGGAAAAAGAGCGGAAAAGAAAGCTGCTTAATCCTTCGCGGTCCGGATACACTGAAGAAAGGCGTTCCATGTGGAACGCCTTTCTTGCGTTTGTGAGTTTAGTTTACCCGTTAGACCACCATACCGCCCTATGGTGGTCTAACGGGCGATCTAAGCCGACTTCTTAAAGCGGGGATACCCGAGTATAGGGCATAAGATTAGAGCGCCTTAGGAAGGCTATTTGACAACCGCCCCTTCTTATGGTAGTATGGGTTTGAAGGGACAAACAGGAGTTACTAACTATAACTAACAGGAGAAAGAACCATGCTTGAAATCACTTACATCAACCCAAACGGAACACGTGGCTTTAAATTTGTTGAACGGGATAACCGGGAAAACATGATTAAGTTTTTGGCTAAAGTCGGTTGTCGTCACATTGCAGTAAACGAAATATAACATCTTAACCGGCCTGTTTTACGTAAACTTTACGTAAAACAGGCTATAGAGGAGGGCTAACTATGGCAGACGGAACCTGACCCCGGCGTATGGCCGGGACTACAAAAGTATTAACGATGTGTTGACTGATTTTAAAGCCGGAAAGGACTTCAGATACAACTATTTGACTCGTTCGGTTTATTGTAGCATTCGGGACTTTGAGGCAGGGGAACGCATGACGTTCAGATATAATGGGGACCGGTGCGTTATGACCTACACGATAACTGATGATGACAAAGCGTAAACATGTTCCACGTGGAACATGTTGAAAGGAGATAAGTATATGGCGCATCCAATGACGGAACATTTTTTGGAGCTCGACACCATGCGCGTATTCATTAACCAATATTGCAAAGATAACGGGTGGAAAAAACCGCCTCGTGCTCGACAATACTATGCCCGGTCAATACCCTATATTGGCAGGTACATAGTGCGATTTAACTTCAAAGGGTTTCGTGATTCAAAGTCGCTCCGCCCCTTGGTAGGGGAACTCCGGAGGGAGTATGGGGCGGACTATGAAATCGTAGGGTTTACGGATGAGATTGTGCTCATACTAAAGGAGGTAGCGAAATGAACCGTAAGCTGTTAGCTTTCCTTATTATAATTGTAATACTGGCAGTCATGGCCCTATGGGGGTACGCATATTATTCCGGAGGAGGAGAGTGCCTTCTATGGGCCGTGGGAGGAGTCGCTCTCGGAACATGGGTCTTTAAAACCAGTTGACTGTTTATCACGGAAACCGTCATATTTTTGGTGGTTTCCGTGATATTTTACTTGACAAGCCTATCCATTTTTAGTATACTGGTAGACATAGTGGGTGGGTTTGTTAAGCTGGTTTTAATTTTAATATCAGGTGATGAAGTGATAATGCCGCACACCTTGTTTTATGACCGGAAGTGTCCTATTTGAGACACATTAATTGATATACAAACCCGTTCCACGTGGAACGCTTAAAAGGAGGACTACCAAAATGAAGCCACAATTGATAACTTGTACTAACTGCCCCTACAGGACGAGCTTAATTCAGAAGATTAAGAATAAAGTTAACGCTCGTAGAGCCCGTAAAGCTCGTGAACATTATATTCGGGGGTACGATTATGCTGCGGGGGTACTGTTACGAGGTGGGAAAACAGTTACGGAACTTGAAGCCGAAATGCCTTCTGATTCTACATTCGGGGATCTTAATCCCGCCTACCTTGCTTTTAGTGACGGAGTGGATGACGCTTGTAGCAAATTGGTGACCACGGGGGTAGTTGTGATTGACGAAGCATAGGCCTTACGCAAAGGGTTCCATGTGGAACCCTACTCATTATAAACTGCTCGATTGTCGAGCAAACGTTTTACGTAATGTTTACGTAAAACTTTCTAACATCATTCTTATAAGGAGATACAACAATGGCTAAAACTACAAAGAAAATGACCGTTGACCCCACTTCATCTTCCGCTGTAATGGTGGAAGCGAAACTGTCCAACATCGCTCCCAACCCCTTCAGGGACATGACGATGTTTCCTATCGACACGACTACCAAGGTTCCGTCCCTGATTGAATCTATGGAGAAGACGGGCGTATGGCCGTCAATCATTGCGCGCCCCAAGGATAATATGATCGATGGTAAGATGGTCGATCAAGCCGAGCTTATCGCCTTCATTCAGTCCGGAGCTGACCTGTCCGGGATCGTATGGGAAAAGGCTTTTGGCCATCACCGTCAGGCCGCTGTTGAGGCAATGGGCTTTGAGTCTATGCCGATCATCCCGCAAATCAAGACCGATGAGCAGATGCTGCTCATGATGGCGTTGGAAAACAAAGAAGGGTTTGGCGCCAACATTAACAGCTCCCTTGAGACGGTTCGTCAGGTTCGCGAGCGGCTGGCTGCTTCCGTGGCTGATTTTGACGACTTTGACGCCTACGTGGAGAGCAATGGTGGAAAAGTGGCTGACTGCTTTTTCCAGACCAGCAAAGCTTTCATGGCGGCTCAAAAAGCAATCGGATTTCGTACCGTTCAACGGTTTCTTGGGGAAACCTGGAATGAAAGGGACGTTCGCGCTCCTTTTGCAGTACTGAAGGCCGTGGAAGACGGCCTTTTCCACCAGGAGGACATCATAAACGTCCCCTCAATGGGCTTGTTGGAAGAAATCGCGTCCATTGCCAGGGTGGTTTTTGAAGGTCATACTCCTCAAAAGAAAGACGCCGAAGTTGTTCCGGCCCCGGACTGGCCTCATCTTGTGAAGGTGGAGACGATCGAGGACATCATCCAACGCGCCTCCGTGACTCCTGACAAGTCTAACACTACGGTTACGGTAGCTCAGTTGGCGAAAGCTCGTCAGGCCCTCCAAAATGACGGAGTGAATCCGGCGTCGTACCTGCGCTCTGGGAAAGGTAAAGTGGCATTTGATGTGTACGAGTGGGCCAAGAAGCGCTTCCTTGTGTCGGACGTGGATCTGGAAGTCAACATGACTACCATTGACGGTCTGGTTGAAGTGGATGGCCTCGGTGATTGGGGCGGTCTGTTGGAGCTTCAAAAGAAACTCCGCAAAGCCGCACAGCGGATGGCCGAAGGACTGGAAGGCGACGGAGAAGGCGGAGAAGGCGGAGAAGGCGACTTGACTCCCGCTTCTGAAGAAGATATCAATAAAGACCTTGGTGATGGCGGTGGCGCTATCTCCGCCGGTCCGGGGGCGGACTTCACCGGTATGGACGAGATGGATACTCCCATGCCTATCAACCAACTCGGGCAGGCGGTGGCCGGTGACGCTGAGATCATGGCGGCCAGAGCAGGTCAACTGCTGGCTCGGATTGACGAGTATACTCCGGACGAAGCGTTTTCTATGGCTTTGACAGACTTGCTCGGTAAAGTGGCACAGCTCGCCATGGCTACGCTCGGTAAACCGGCTTTAACCGACGCCTTCAATTCCGCCACCAAGAAGTAAACTGATAGGGTTCCATGTGGAACCCCTATTTGCTAAGCTCGTTCAACTGCCCCTTGGTGGTTGAACGAGCATTAGATAGGAGGACTAATTATGACGTTGGACTTAGTACAGGTTAAAGCAATTGAGAACGCATCTGGTCACTCCGTGTTCGGGGGCAGTAGCTTGCCCCGGATCGTGGAGTGCCCCGCTTCTGTAGGGGAGGAGCTTAAAGCAGGGCTGGCACCCGCCTCCGTATACGCCGCTAAAGGGTCGATGCTGCATGGAGTAACGGAACGGGCGTTACGCCATATGGATCCGCGAGGATACGTTTTCGCCCAGGATCTGAATATTGAGGATTCTTCGTACGTCCTTGACGCCATCGAGTACGTTCAGGAAGTTATACTTAAACACGGGGGTAAAGACGTCGTGACACTCACTCCCAATGAGAACGGAACTTATGAGAGAAATGAGATAGACTTGATCTTGGCTCAAGATAAGATTGCGGTTCTTTTGGAAGCCTACGGGGACTTATCGAGCTACGGGATTCCGGAAAGTCGGGGGTCAGCTGACGTAGTTATTATGTCTCTACTCCGGACGGACGTTATCGATCATAAGTTTGGGCACGGGGTCCCGGTGTACGCCGAAAAGAACTACCAATTGGTAGCTTACCTTGGTATGGCCGTCCCTTTTACGGATACACCGGACTCTGACCACAAGCTATATGTTCACATCAATCAGCCCACAATAGGCATCTATGACGAGTGGCCCGTCCCATGGGGCACACTTAACCAGATGCTATTGGGAGACGTATATGACGCCGTTCAGTTGGCCAAGGGGGATAACCCCCCATTCGGACCATCGGCTAAGGCATGCCGATTCTGTAACGCGAATAAGAACTGTAAGCACCGGCATAACTTTTTGGTGGCTCAATCTCAGCTTATACAGGGTGTGGCTAAGAACCCTTCTCACGTTCCGAATGAAGTTTGGGCTAAGTTTCTGGATGCGGCGGACGCCATTACTGAAGCTATAAGTCAGATAAAACAGCACGCCGTATCGGAGATTCAGAAGGGGCGCGACTTTCCGGGGTTTAAACTTGTGTCCGGGAGATCCAATCGAGTCTTCCTCGATGAAGAGCAAGGGCATAAGATCATGGAGAGACGTTTAGGCAAGAGGGCGTTCCAGGAGCCAAAGTATATCACTTTGGCTCAAGCAGAAAAAATCGACCCAGATTTGAAGAAAAACGATAAGTGGAAGAAATGTATCCACAAGCCAGACGGGGCGCCTAAACTGGTGCGTGCTGACGCTCCAGGGAAGGCCCTCGTCTACGGGGTGAAAGGACTCATGGATCAATTAGCAAGAGAAGATAATCAATAGGGTTCCACGTGGAACCTATAACAACATACTACTATACGACAAAAGGAGAAGAATTATGAGTGAAAATGATAAAAACATGACTATCGAGGGGATCAAGAGAGAGGCGGTAGAGGAGATTAACGCGGAAATCCGGAAGGAGTATTCTGGGAAGATCAAGGCCAAGCTTCTTCAACTTAAGACCGCCGAGAAAGTAGTTGCGAATATTAAAAGGGAGTTGGAGGACCTGGAGATCCGGATTCAGGAAGAGCTGTCATGATTCTGCGGGGCCGACCTATCCCTGTGGAGTTCATGGGCTTTCATTCTGATACTTATCAACTTCAACGAGCGGGATGGCAGATAGCGGAAAGTGTTGATAGAGACGCGTGTTCGGGCGGGACTTTCGGGCGGCTGGCTATTAGACACCCTCGATGGGACGTGTATGGCGTATCCGAGCCTTTCAGTCGGAAGTTGCTACTCCCTGTAGAATACCCCTATTCTCGTCATATAAGGGAGGAACCTTTTACCATCACAATTCATTTGGCTCGGGAGATACGAATGGCTCTTCTGGAGCCGCTAACGGTATTTATAGCCGTAGATACCACTCCTTATTATGCGGAGCGGGAGTTCCTTGACGAGTTTCTGCTGTCGGAGACCACCTTCTTCCGTCCGATAGAAGAAGGAGAGGAAATCCTGCTTCATAAGGCGTCTATAGACGAAATCTTGTATATGGCTCTACAAAAGCAGGAGCCCGAGCAGGCTCGGATTCGCATGGAGCGCCAGGCTGAAGCTAAGCGAGAGGAGTACCGCCGGAGTGGAAAAGTCGCGGCTAAACTAATTGCTATATAACTCATAGGGTTCCATGTGGAACCCCTAACAACTATCATAAGGAGAAAAATTATGACGACAAAAGTAAATCCAAGCAACTTGATCACGGATGAGCTACGCTTTAGCTACGTAGCCTTGTTCGAACCTCGGCCTAACCAGTCCGGAGTTATGAAGTACAGCGCATGCCTACTGCTCGACAAAACGAAGAAAGCGGAGCGGAAACGGTGGGACGCGGCGATAGATGCTGCTATTGCCCTCGGTATTGAGAGGGGCCTGTTCACTCTCGCTCAGAAACCGATCCTGAAACTCCCGATCCGTGACGGGGATAAAGAGTTGGCAACAGAACAGAAGAAAGGGGAAGAGTACAGAAATTGTTGGTTTGTCAATGCGAATGCCTCGCATCTTGATAAAAATGGGGGCGTACTCCCACCTCCGGAAGTCACCAAACCGCAGGGAGGCGTAGCTGTGCCCATCCTCGATCCACTGGAATTCTACAGCGGCGTATACGGCCGTGCCATTATCTCTTTTTACCCTTTCAATGAAGGAGGAAGTAAGGGCGTGGCTGTAGCTATCAACGGGGCGTACAAAACTCGTGAGGGGGACCGCCTTGATGGTCGTATCAGCGCTGCGAGTGCATTCGCAAAATTCGCAGAGCAAGACTCTCAATCTGACGAAGCTTCAGATACGGAGGAGGACTTCAGCTAACCTACCAACAGTATTCGACTACCGAAGGGTAGTCGAATACGTAAATTTTACGTAAAAGGAGGACTACCAAGATGGAATATACTAAGGTAACAGTGCGCCTTGGCGCTACTATCAATATCGGGAACTTCGAGTCAGTCCGAGTGGACTACGAGGCCGAGGCGAATTTAGGTGAGTTCGATGATTACTTGACTGGAATCGACCAAGTCCGGAACGATCTTGCGGCTAAGTTGCAAGGGGACCTCCGGGATTCTAATGGCGGCAAGAACTTGCTGATCCCGAAGTGACCTAATTAGGGGTTCCATGTGGAACCCCTTAATAGCTATAAGGAGCCCCGGCTATGACGAAGTCTAACTTATATTTTGATACGGAAGTTGCCTCAGGACTTCCCATTGACGTTGGAAGACACCGATTTTTACACGATAAGCACGCTCATTTTAGGTGCTTATCGTGGGCTGTTGATAACGCCCCCACCAAACTATGGCTCCCCGGCATGCCCGTTCCCGAGCCCTTTTTATCCCCGAATGATTATAATGTATACGCGTTTAACGTGCAATTTGACCAAATGGCAATTAATGTAGTTGGTAAACACTACGGTTTTAAACCTATCTACCTTGAGAGCTGCGTAGACATAATGGCTATCGCAGCTCGTTACGGGTACCCTCAGTCCCTTGAAAAACTTGGTGAGGCCCTTAATATTAGCCAGAAAAAACTGTCAGAGGGGAAGGACTTAGTAAAGCTTTTTTGTACCCCTCCGTTTAGGAACCTGAAGAAAGATGATGCTTGGCATGCGACCAAGTTCCGCAAGTTTTGCGAGTATTGTATGCGTGATAATGACGCCATGAGGGAAGCCCTGTCTAAGATGCCCGCTTCCTCTTTGTCTGCTGAAGAACAGGCTATATGGCTTGAGGTCGCCCGGACCAATGCTAAAGGGGTCCCTATAGACCATGCTGCAGTGGTTCGTATTAATCAAGTGGTTAAGTACTACCTCGAAAAAAGAACTAAAGAGATTCCCAAAATAACAGGTGGGGCTGTTCAAACCATAGGCCAGAGAGATAAGATTCTGGCTTGGTGCGCTGATCGGGGCGTTAAAATGAAAAATCTACAGTCCCAGACTGTTGAAGATAAGATTAAGGAGTTCCATGTGGAACCCTTTGACGAGGAAGTATTCGAGTTGCTCTCCCTTCGCAAACTCATTGGGGGTTCAGCCATTAAGAAATACCAGCGTCTTGAAGATATGGTATTTCTTAAACGGATATACGATAATATTCGGTATCATGGAGCGGGTACTGGCAGAATAACGGGGGGAGGGTTCCAACTTCTTAACCTGCCCCGGTTAAAAGTCAAGCCCAGGGAGGGGGAAACATATGACGAAGCTGTGGAACGGGTCATTAAATCCTTCTATGATACCACGGTACTTAAAGAAGACGATCCACTTAGCTCCGCTAAGGCGTTAGTCAGGCCTATGATTAAGGCCCCTGAGGGGAAAGTTATTATGGCGGCAGACTGGTCTTCTATAGAGTACATACTACTTATGTGGTTTGCGGGGGAGACCGAGAAAGTAGAGAGGTTCCGTCAAGGGTTCGACCCTTACATAGATTTCGCGATGAGGTTATTCGGAATTCTATATGATCAAGTTACTGAACTACAACGACAAGAAGCAAAACCCCCCGTATTGGGGGCAGGGTACATGCTCGGATGGGAGGGCCTTATTGAGTACGCGGAGGGGTACGGAGTAGTGATGACAGACGAGGAGGCCCAATTTGCTACTAATACGTACCGGGCTGAGCACCCTTTGGTAGTTAAATCGTGGTATTCTCTTAAAAACGCTGCTCATAGTGCAGTCATGAATCCAGGAGTTGAATACCGAACCCATCGAACTATATTAAAAGTAGTAAAAGATAGGGCAGGGACCGGTTGGCTGAGAATGACTCTCCCATCGGGAAGGGCTTTATACTACTGTAAACCTCGAATGACTGACAGTAAATATGGTCCTGCTATTAAACATATGGGCGTAGACCCTGTAACTAAGCAATGGGCGTGGGTATACCTCAAACCTATGAGGATAATTGAGAACGTCATTCAAGCTCTTGGGAGAGACATTCTTACTGCTGGGCTTGCTCGGTTGAAAGCTAACGGGTATACGAGAATAGGGGACATATACGATGAGGCTATAATGGAGGAACCCGTGGAGGGCGCTAAAGAACGACTCGAACAGATGATTCGTTTAATGTGCGTACCCCCAACGTGGGCTCCGGATCTTCCGTTGTTCGCGGATGGGTATACTTCTAAACGATATAAGAAAGGATAACGTTATGACAGTTTCGTATCATAATAAAGACGAGTTAATGGAGATTGAATGTAACGCATGTGCTAAAGTAGAGGTATTCTATGGCACTTTTAATGAATGCGTTCAGCGAGCCAAGAAGGGCGGGTGGGTAATCCAGAGAGGGAGGGGCGGAGTATGGAAACACTTCTGTAGTTCAAACTGCAAGAGTGAGTATACCTTTATGATAGACAGATAGGAGGAGGAGGTTAGTATGAGTAAAGAACAGGAAGCGTTAGACAAAGCTATAACACTTCTGGATGAGTGCGCCACTATTATTTACGGTATTTGGGAGTCATTGGATAAGGTAGGGAGCAAGTCGCTAATAAAAAATTTGCTTCCGTCGGTTCAAGAGAGTACGCAATTGCTGATTGACTTGGGCATAGACTTCACAGTACATAATAACGGGTTACATTTGATAATCCGATGTGACAGAGGTATTATTGATTTCTGGCCGAGTACCGGAAGATGGGTCCTCCGAGGCGATGGGGGCTGTAACCCCAAAGGTCGAAGCGTGCAGACTCTCTTAGGGTACATTAATCGGGATAATTCAGGAGAGTAGGGTTCCACGTGGAACCCCATAGGAGGCACCAGATGAAGCGGCTAATAGAAATCCCTATAGTACGCGATATTATCATCGTTACACTCGGGATGTTTGTGATGTACTTGATGGCGGGGCTGGTATTATATCTTAATCACTGTGATATTGTAGGGGTGATTAGGGCCTCGGATAGGAATATTAATATCTACTTAGACCACCAAGAATAGGAGGCGATAAATGGGCGGTACTACGCACGTGTATTTGGTAGTTCGGGGTGAGGCTTGGGAAGGGTACAAGGTCCGATCGGTTCATCGATCCTTGGCTGGGGCGGAGAAGTCCAAAGCTCGGATTATGGCTGAGCAAGATATCGATGAAACTGGTGAGGTAGATTATGTACATATCGTAATATCAGAAGTGGAGGACTAACCATGGCGGGGCGCTATAATAAATACTCAGACATTAAGGAAGAAGACATTGAGAACTACCTGGTTCAGCAGGTAGAGAAGATGGGAGGAGCGGCTATTAAATTCAACCCCCATAATAATCGGGGGCTACCAGACCGTATATGTTTCTTTCCAGGGGGGCTCCTCCTCTTGGTAGAAGTAAAGCGGCCCGGAGAGAGGCCGCGTAAAAATCAAGAGAAGAAGCTCAAGGCGTTCCGGTCACTCGGGTTTCAAGCTACGTGGGCGGATTCATGGACTCGTGTAGACGAGATTGTTGCTTGGGTCAGGAAGTACTTAAAGACTCATGCGATGGGGTTCCCTGTGGAACACGTTTGTTATCGTAGGGAATGCATACTAAGGAGGAATGAGAAATGAGTTTATCAGTAGGGGAACGCGTATTAATGGAAGTGCTACTTCTTCGGAAAACAAGTAGCAAACTGGATAAAGAACGTATACTATTACGAAACCAACACAGCCCCGTGTTTAGGAAGGTATTATACTATACGTACAACCCGTTCTTAAAATACCATATTCGTAAGATCCCAGATGAGGTTGTAGGAACAGGGATGAAGGACCTGAACCTCGATACATGGGGGCTACTTAACAAGCTGGCTCTTCGTAAGCTGTCTGGAATTGCTGCAAGGGAGACTCTTTTTGAGTACTTGGAGACCCTCACACCGGCAGCTGCCCTATTACTAAAACTCATAATACAGAAAGACTTAAAGGCTGGTATAGCTGTTAAGTCTATAAACAATACCCTCCCTGATCTTATACCAACTTTCGAATGTCAGCTGGTCGACGACTGGGAGGAGAATCGAATAACGTATCCGATCTTAATCGGACCTAAGATAGACGGTACTCGGGGGGAAAAACGCGGGCAGCACGTATTTACGAGGAGGGGCCACCAAATAATAGGGCTCCAACATATAGTCAATTACATTGCCACTGTTAACCCTAACCAATGTACATCGGGAGAACTGTTCATTCCGGGGATGCCTTTCCGCCGATCCAACGGGATTATAAAGTCTAACAAACCCAAAAAACCTAACGTGCGGTACGCCATATTCGATATTCTGTATGCGGGAAACCTCACGATGGAGGAGCGCGCCGATATGATTTCTAAAATGTACTACCCTCTGGGAACGAAACCTCTCCCCCCTGTATGCCACATCCCTCAAGTAGTAGCTCAGGACAGGTCGGAAGTAGATAAGATGTATAACCTTTGGAGAAGCCGTGGGTATGAGGGGCTCGTTGGGAAAGACCCCAGAAGCCTTCCGGCAGTAGGTAAGAACCACGCGTGGTGGCGGTTAGTGTCATGCATATCCGTGGAACTACGAATCATAGGGATATACGAAAGTGAAGAGAAACCCGGGTACATGGGCGGGATTGTTGTAGAAGGGGGTATCCGAATAGGCTCGGGGTTCTACGATTCTGAACGACTGGAGTATTTGAGAAACCCTGGGCTCATCATAGGTAAGACGGCTACTATAGAGGCTAAGGAGAGAACGGCTGCGGGGTCTTTACGTCAGCCCGTATTCAAGGCAGTACGATGGGACCTTTGAAACGGGAGGGGGATTATGATTCCGCAAGAATTGCAGGAAGTTCGTCAATGGACTTATTCGATTGGAATAGAGGATCTAAAGCGCCCTAAGCACACTCATTATTCTCCTGATGGTAGTTTGTCATTTGTTCAGGCGTACAATACGGCTATGCGGGGAGGCCTATCGTTCGGGTTTTACACTACCTCTGAAGACCCTTATATAATAGGGGACATTGATCATATAGACGATCCGGAGGACCCTTCTACGCTTCCCCCGGCCCTTACGGATTTGCTAATAAACAAGGGGTTGTATTGTGAAGTATCCCCGTCGGGGGAAGGGCTACGATTTGTAGGTAAACTACCAAGGGTGGAGGATAAAGAGCAGCTACGCGGCAAGATCTTCTACACCCGGTTCCCCTTGGAGAACAAGCGGGAGGCTCAGATAAATATAGGCCCTCCTTGGTTACGATTTACCGGAAACGCTACGTCTTACAGTGAGGATACCATCCCTGAGATTTCACTTGCTGAATTAGACGAAGTGTTTGCACTTAAATACGTGGATGGAGGGGCGGAGGTAATAGACATGCCCGGACAAGGGGTTCCACGTGGAACCCCTACCGAGGCTAACGAAAAGCTTCCGTCTTTACAAGAGGTAATAAGAGCACTCCGTTCTATTCCATTGGACAAGAATCCGAGAGTCAAGAGAGCCTACGAGTCGGTTTTACAGGAGACGTATTCTCATTATAACTTTTGGCTTAGGATAATAATGTCAGTTCACGACTACGCCAGTAGGACGGGAACTAAAATGGAATGCTTACAGGAGATAGTGGCCTGGTCTCGATCCGACGAAGAGAGCTTTAAAAGTGAGGAAGATGTAATAATAAAGTGGCAATCTCTTTCTGAAAGGGAGGATAAGGTTAGCTATCATACAGTATTCGCTGTGGCCCACAATAACCGGATTAATTGGCCTAAGCCTAAGCCGTTGTCGAAAGCTCAAAAAGCCACCGGGATGACCGACATCCAGCCTATGAATACAGAGTACGTAAACTTTAAAGCATTAGTGGACTTCTATAATTTAATTTTATATCGAGACTCTCATGCTCACGCGAAAATGTATTTGTCTGGAGATTCGGATATACTTAATCGGTATTTCACTTCTATGGATGTAAATCTATACTATGAGGAATACTTAGGCATATTCGTAGAATCTTCCCTGGTATCTGCGTTTCACATAATGGCGCAGGACGAGGGGTTCATAGGAGCCACTCATTCCCAAATTCAACAACATATAAGGAACTGGAGGTTTCAAATGGAGTATGAAGTAGACTTAGTAAAGAAATACTTCGATACCCCCTATTCAGAGTTGCCGGAGTCTTACCAGGATAACAAGGAGTTTTATCATACGAGTACGGTGGAGCGGATGTTCAGCAGCCTGGAGTTAGACTATCTAACTGCGGACCCGGACAAAGAAAGGGCACTTTACTTTAAGTACTACAAATCATGGCTCATGGGGTTTGTTCGGGCACTGTACTGGCCTGATGACCCCCATATGAATAACTGTGTTCTGCTATTAACGGGGAGAGAACAGATCCGAAAAACGTCCCACTTCAGGTATATGTTACCAAAGTTTATGCGGGAAGAGCGTATTGCGTTTACCACCCATGGCTTCTCTACTGAGTCAGCTATGCGTGACATCGCTAAACTCTCAGCCGGTAACAGCCTACTGGTGTGGGATGAGATCGAGCAGTACTTAAACGCCGACACTGAGTCTAATTTTAAGAAGATAATTGATAATAACCCTCAGAAATTTATTGATAAATACGAGGTAATAGAAACAGTATGCAAGCCTGTTGCTATATACGGGGCTACATCCAATAAGCGGGAGTTTAAACTAAGCGATACCGGCAGCCGTCGCCTGTTTCACATCCCGGTTAAATGGGTTAATACGGACCAACTTGACCGCATATGCTGGCATAAAATTGTTAATGATCTAAAACATGAGATAGAAATGCACAAGGGGTCGAATCCTCCTTGGTTGTTAACTGACGCGGAACTCAAGTACCAAGATTTCCTTCATGGTAGAATAACTGCTCAATCCGGGCTCGAAATTCTTCTACGAGAGATATATAATTTCGAGTCCCCCTGCTTTCTACCACCAAGGGGGGATGAGATAGAGGGGCTCAAGCCCTTGGAAGACCCCCGATTCTTGTCTACTCGACACATAATTAACGCCATTAATATCCACTCGAATGGGCGGGCTAATGTTAACAGAGCACATTTGACGAAGATACTGCAAAACCTCTGTGGGCGGTGGACGGATACTAAACTTAAAACGCGTATATTTACTCGGCCTAAGATGCAGATTACCAAGGGGCAGGCGTTCTATGCCAGTTCTCACCGGCTGTGGGTGCTCCCTGCTTCTAAGAGCCCGTATGACGAGAAAGACTTTTAATCAGGGGTTCCATATGGAACCCTATAATACTTAACAAGGAGGAGAAGTAAGATGATTAAAAAACATTTAATGATGGATTTCGAAACTCTCGGATTAACTGCCAACGCTCCTATAGTTCAAATAGGGGCGGTGTATTTTGACCCTGATACGGGGCGTACTTATGAAGAGATCAGTATTCAGTTAATCCTGGGGGACGTTCTCGCAGAAGGATTTACGGTAGAAGCGAGTACCCTCCTATGGTGGATGAGCCAGTCAGAGGAAGCCCGTGGTAGGGTTCTCACTTCGTTTCAGGGGGTGGTGACTGCTCGAACGGCTGTTTCGAATTTAACTGAGTTTATGAGGGAAGCTGAAGTAGTGTGGAGCCATTTAACCTTGGATGCTATGCTATTAAGCGAATATCAGAATCGGTTGGGTATCACCCCCTCCATCCCGTATCATAGACACCAGGATTTACGGACTCTCAAAGAATTAGCCGGGCTCGATTTGTCCGACTTCCCTTCTACAGGAGTAAAACATAACGCTCTTGATGATTGTCATTTTCAAGTTCAGTATTGCGTAGCAGCTCTTAAAGTTCTAAAGGAGAGGAGGGAGTCCTATGAATCTAATGTCAGTAGTTGACCGGTTCGGTTTATGCACTCATTGTAAGTCCGGCCAGATTAAAAAGGTGGTCGATAAGAAGGGTAAGTCATACTGGACGAAAGCATCCGGTCAGGTATCCGGATGTGCGTGGTTTCCATCGAGACACGTTAGACCGTCTCTATGTGAACGATGCTATGCTCAATGGGAGAAGGGGGAGATATGAAACAAAAGATGTTGTATAACAAACTCATGGGAGTTAAACAAACCCAAGATTTCCTTACCCAGGGAATACCATATCCAGAATTGCGTTACCGACGAACGGGCAGAACCCTAAGTAGGGCGCTGTACACCATAGCCTTGGCCATGCACTACCCCGGTAGGAGTGCTCCTATCCGCGATCATTACCATAACTCTCGTGCTGACCGATTACTCGCCCAGACGATCCGAGAGATAATCTCGAAAATGGAGTTAGAGTGCTTTGTTCTCGATGAACAGAATCTTACATTAACGTACGATATCTATGAGATTGCGGAGTTCGAACTACTGGAGAAGCCTGAGAGTAAGGGGGAGATATGAGCGCAACTATAGTTCCTTTTGGGCCTCCCCCGAGGGCATTCCAGACTCGCGGAGCCCAAATGATCGAGAAAAACGGGGCTACCTTTCTCATGTGGGATATGGGCAAAGGAAAGACCCGAGCGTGTATTATGGCGGCTAAACGGATTGGGATTCCTGTTCTCGTATTGGCCCCGATAAACGCTGCTACAATAACGTGGCCAGATGAGTTAACTAAGTGGGCGCCAGACATGACATACTGCGTACTACACGGGCCGAACAAGGAGCACTTGGCCAGTAGGGCACACTTATACGATGTGACCATCATTAACTTTGATGGTTTAATCTGGTTTTATAAAATGGTAGAACAGAGGATACTCAAGCTTAGAAAGTTCTTCGTAATATGGGATGAGTCCTCTTTACTTAAAGACTCTACTACCAAGAGGTGGGAGATAATGGCGGAGGCCATGCCCATATACAGCCCTTACCGAGTGTGTTTAAGTGGGACTCCGATGCCGACTCATATGGTAGATTTATGGGCTCAGTACTACCTTCTCGATGGTGGCAAACGGTTAAGTCCGAGCTTCTATTCCTACCGTAATACATACTTTGATTACTCGGGGCCACCTAAGTATAAGACTACCATAAAGGAGGGGGCGGCTCCACTAATCTACAACCGTATAGCGGATATTACCGATCGCCTTGGGCCGGAGGATGAGCTATCTTTGCCCGATGTTATGTACAATGACATCCTACTTGAGATGCCGCCAAATGTTCGCCGACAGTATGAAGAACTGGAAACTGAATTTCTGCTTGAGTTCGGAGACGGAGACGTTATTGCTAACTCTTCAGCTGTACTTACCAGTAAGCTTCGTCAGTTCAGTCAAGGTGCAGTTTATTTAGAACGAGATCCGGGGGTTCCACGTGGAACCCCTAAGGAATACCGAGTCGTCCACGACATCAAGGCTAAAGCGGTCAAGTCTATCGTAGAAACCGCGAACGGAAACCCAATCCTGGCCCCGATCCAATTCCGGTTTGAAAAGGCCATGATCGATAAGGAGCTGAAATATGACGTTCCTATAATTAGTGGGTCCACTTCAGCAGGACAAATGAGACGGTTGGTATCCCAATGGAATGAGGGAGTCCTCCCTTTGTTACTGGTTCATCCGAGATCGGTAGCAATGTCCCTCAACCTACAATTTGGTGGTCACACCATTCTGTGGGTTGCGCTACCATGGGAGATGGATCTGTACGAGCAATTGATTCGGCGACTCCGCCGTCCGGGTCAGAAAAACAAGGTAGTTATCAATCGACTTATGTTCAAGAATAGTATTGATATCATAGTGGCGGAGGCCGTTAAGCGTAAGTTCTGGCAACAAGAGGACTTATTTGAAGGAATTAAACAACGTAAAGGAAGAGGAGGAATTTGAGATGAGTAACAAAATCGACAAGGAGTTGGACACTTGTTTGGGCCACATGGTACTTGGAAACGAATATGCCGAACGCGGTTGTGGTACTTGTCCAGAGCATGATGAGTGCGAGCGTCGTACCAAAACGGCTTATTCAAATAAGTTCATGGAAGAAGAGTCAGAAAGGTACGAAGCATGTGGAAGAGCGGCGCAAGAGAGGACGCCGCTTGACCCTAAATGGATTGATGAGTGCATGGACATGTGGATTGGGCCGTGGTTAGCGATTATGATGGCGCGGGACACCGATAGGACGCTACAGCTCATGAACATTATTCGTAAAGCTCTCATAGAACTCTATGAGAAGAATGACTTTAATACCACCAATGAGTGGGTAGTTTCCGCTTACAACCGCATGTGGGAGCTTCTAAACACATTTATAACGGCCCGGCTTATTAAGTTGTTTGACGAGGGCGTTTCTGATGAGTCGCGTATTATCGTTGTGAAACGGGGCGTCGACTTCTCGATCTAAATAAAAAGGGGTTCCATGTGGAACCCCTTTTTATTTATTTAATACAGCACTTGTTGTACTTTCCCATATACCCGCAAGGTACTGGCCCCAGTAGCCGTAACTGAGTAGTTTATGTCCCCATTTGTATCGGCTAATACGACTCCTGAATCTGTGAGCCTCGAGCTATTGGGATGCGAACTAAGCACTACCCCGACAGTCCTCTGGGTTACAAGAGCCCCCGACCCATCGTAAAACGCAAACTCCGCCGTGCCTGACGCCGAGCCGGAGTCTCTTGCCTCGACCTTAATAAAGTATCCCAAAGGAGGTAGCATGGCGTTCCAAGGGGTCAGTTCAGCGGACATATCAACGGTACCCGTTCCCGTTGAATAAGCCGTGTTGTTAAAGTCGGTTAGAACCCCCTCTCCTATCATGGAAAGGTTAACCGTGTAGGGAAACATCCTTATTTCCCTTCTATCGCATGCATAAGTAATTGATCCTGATCCATAGAAGTAGTTATCTCCTATGTCGATATTTTCACAGTCAGCGTCTAATACCAACCATCCGTTGGTATAGGAGCACACGCATCTATTCCCCTCAAATATGAGGGAATTAATGTGCTCTAACGTAGCTATTCTTGCAGTTATACCACCAAACCCGCAGTCCCTTATAGACAACTTTTGTAGTTCGACCCCATTAGGGTTAGTAATAGATATATAGTCCCCCGTGGTCCCCTGTTCGAAATCACAATTATCGATATTAAAGTCCAAACTCGGGACGGAGGGTGATACGCCGGTAGTAGCTACTATACTATTTACTCCTGTAAAACTACAATTCCTCAAGCTCAACTGGTTTATGGTACTATCAATCTTTATCCCGGATGTCCCGTGAATGCTTAACGCGCATCTGTTATACGTTAAGTTTTGAGGATTGCTTTTGTTTGTGTAAAAATCTGGTGTCCATACGTGGTATTTATTTGAGAACGCTGAGATATCTGAGATATCAAAAGCTGTCTCGGCACTATTCTCGATGAAGCTGCTACCGAAACCAGTGCCCCTGACATCCTTCAAAGCGCCGATTTTAAGATCCCGAATGAGGATACCGGTATTAGTATTAGACGCGTAGCCTGTTGTGTTTATAAAATACCCACCCGACCAGTAAATTCTCGATTTACTGCCTGATTGATCTGGTTGAGCGCCGCTATTTAACGTAATGGTCACAGCGTTGGTACTATTTTGACGAAACGTTGCGTTATACGCATACACGGTCAGACCATCAGTATTAAAAGAAAAACCCCCCTCAATGTCATAAAGACCTGGAGGAACTACTGCTACGGCGTAACCGTTATAATACGTTACCAAATTCGCCCATGCTTGGAAAGCTACGGTGTTTAATGCTGCGGTACCAGATGAACTTGTACCAAACCAAGATGATAGTAACACCCCATCCGTCTGCCTAATCCACCCGCCACCGGCTCCCGTTGGGTCGGAGGGAAAAGGAACATATACCCCGTGCTGAGTATCAACTGTGACTTCTGTACTAATATCATCTGAGGTTGCGATGAATACTCCTTGACCCCCATCGTCCTCGGTGATCCTACCTTTAATGTAAATGGCCTCCTTCTCAAACGCGGCTTCTCGATTTAGCAGAGCAGCTAATGAATTTTCAAAACCATTAAAACGTTCGAGTATCTCTTCATTAGTAGATGTTCGAATCCTCTTAGCGCCGGGGTCCCAAATCCAATACTCCCCCGCTCTATAGTCCGGTAGGGTCCAATTGATATCAGGGTCTACATCAATCGGAGCAATCGTAGTTCGGTTCATTCGCTCTTTAATCTGCTGAATTAAGAACGTGAGTTTATCCAGTGCTTTTTCGTGAGCTGCTGCAGGAAATCTACCATATGCCGGATACGCAGTTAATTGGGTGGCGTCTACCTCTCTAATAAGAGTAAGTTTTTCTATACTCGCGACAGGCGCGGTGTCAAAAATTACGGAGCCCCCCAAATCACTTCCTACTCCAGTAACAGAGTACCCTCCCGTCACTACAACTCCATCCTCATAAACTACCAAATCGTTGGCAAAGTCTACCCTAAAATCGTATGTAAATTCTAACACCAGCCCGTCCGGATCGTAGTCCGCTCTGTTGGTATCACTATCCACTGTACCGTACGCCGCGCTAACGAGGGCCACCAAAAATATCCCGATAAAACCGCTTATCCATTTTTTCATTTTTAATTCCTTTCGGACAGGGGTTCCACGTGGAACCCCTTCCCCTTTAGCGTTTTGTGGTCTTGGTTCCTACCAATCCTATAACATCCAAAAGCATCACCAACTTACCCACGAAGTTATCGTCAACTTCCGTAGGCGTCAGTTTGGCGAGTACCTTGGCCGTTGCAATTACTGCTACTACAGCGTTGACTATTCCTTGCCAGTGCTCAATTACCCATTCCATATACGGCCTCCTTACTTAGGTTTAGACCAGTAGCTTTGGCCCCGTTCTCGGAGCCATTGCCGTTGGCGGTTTAGTTTACGATAGTAATCGGTGGGGTTAGCCAGCCTCCTCATATGGTCCAGCATCAGTCGCTCAGCCGCTACTCGAGTTTGCCATAACTTTAAAGGAAACGCTATTCGTTCAGCTTCCTGTTCCAGAGCAGGGTATAGAACTTTCGCCCAATCTCCGCCTTCTTTCATGGCCTCTTCGTACGTTCCAAAGAGTACTTTCTTTAATCGGTTAAGGTCACTTACGGTAGGCCCCGCCGCGAATCCGGGCAAGCCCCCAAAGAGATCCGGGTCTTGGAAAAATATATCCCCGGCCACCGACATAAACCCCCCTTGCATCATCGCATCCCACATAAATTCTCTATTCATTTCACGAGGAGTTATGCCTTTAGCCGCATCCCGCAATTGCAGGACTAATCCCCCCATTATGGTAGTCGTAGAAAGCAGGGTCGCTGCGTAAGCAAATTTAGTAGGTAGCGGAATGGCGTTGTCCAGTAGTACACCCATGTTATGCATAAAAACCGTTACGCCGAACGTTTTAAATTGCATTCCCGTAGATACTATTTCATGCCATATAGTATTTCGAGGGGCCCCAAAAGCGGCCATAGCCCTATGCTTGGCTCCCGGTTCGGGGATAGCGTGGCTTACTTCTTCTTGGATCATGCCGATAAGATTTATGCGGAGATCCTCAGAGAGTGCTTCTGACATGGGGTCCACCATTGTAGCCCCCTTCACTTCTGATGTTGCTCGACGAAGCGCACTCCAGTCTGTTTCGGATATACCGTACCTCTCAAAAAGAGCTTGCATTCTTTTCGGTATTCTGCCATAGTCTTTTGCGGCATTATCCGCCATAAAAGATAGCATTTCTAATCCAAAAGACATTTTCCCCGCGTTTGTCATGTGATTTAGCCCCGACGCTCGAAGAGATATATCGGCTCCCCTTTCCAGCATAGAGGACCCCATGGCCTCTCCATATCGAGCAGAAGACCGTGCCATGTGATTTGCGTAGTCCAAGAATAAGGCTTTCTCTGCAGCAGTCTTATAGTCCGCCCCTGTTAGCATATTCTTAATATGCCTTCTTAGAACTTTCACCGGGCTCATGCCGTTATATAAGGCTCGGGTTACTGCAAAGGCGGGATCTGTTAATGTAGTAATTCCTGCCATGGGGAGTTTTGTTATAGTCTGGTAAGCGCGTAACCCCCGAAATGTATTCGTAACAGAGTCTATTGACCGGGGGTTACGCGCTTTTATGTGATCAAACGTAGCCCGAGCCAGCTGTAATTTTAAAGGCTGGTCCCCGACCCTACCAGCTTCTGCGAATAGAGCGTCTATATTGGTCCGGTAGTCTGGGCCGAGGACCTTCATGAGTCCTATTTCCTTGGCCATGCTGTCCATATACTCCTTCATAGCGTCAACTGGGTTAGAATGACGACCGTACTTCTTCACGTATTCCAGCCACGCTTCTCCATTCTTAGGTTGAAGTGTCCGAAACAGCTCGTGGGCGCCCCCATAAGTCATCCCAGAACGGCGGCCAAGCTCACTACCAAAGGGGAGCTCTTCACCATCACTTAAGATACTGATAAAGGATCGCTCTATTATGTCTTTATCGGACAGTGCGGGCAAGGGTTTTTTAAGCGTGGGGTCGGGGGCTTTTCGTCGGATGTTAAATAACCGCTCCACGTCTTTGGTCCACTCCGAGCGTCCTGCTTTTTTAATGGCCACGGGGTTATGGTTTACGGGGAGCCCGTAGTTTTCTAACTCGGCCATGTTTCCCCCCACCGTATTGTATTCTTCTCGTATGACTTTGAGGGTTTTATGCCATGCGTCGATAATGCCCTGACCATCTTTCCCTATCGAGGCGTCTGCGTCCCCCATAATCCCTTTCACTAATCTCTTAATGAAATCGGGGTTGCCCGCCCGACGCATCCCCACCATAATAGGTCGGGTAGCATGTATGAGCTCAATGTTCTTCGCGCTAAAGTAGGACTGATACGCCTGTATCTGCCTATCCAGCGATACAACTCCTGAACCTTGTCGACTTCCGCTACCCGACAGCAAATCCTGGAGAGCTTCTGCCGGTTTAATTCCTTTAGCCTCTTGGGACAGGACATAGGATACTAAGGCCTCCCTCCGATTAGCATTAAGAATCGCGCGGTGTTTCAGGAGAGTCATATCGGCATGAGCAGCTTGCATGGTAGAGTCCCACAGCCATTGATCATTCGTGTTAACGGCTTTAGTCAGCGCCTCATAAACAGGGCCGCTGACTAAAGGCTCTAATTTTCTTAAACATTCCGGAGTCATCAGAAGCATTCCTCCATAGCTTTAATAATAGCTTTCTGTTTGTGTACCACATCGTCCATCTCGACTACCAAGGGGTGGCGGGTATCGGGAGCCGATTCGAGGGGCTCGGGGGTTCCACGTGGAACCCCTTCTTTTGGCGCTGTGCGGAGTGTTTCATCAGCCAGAGCCTTAGCTGTGGTTGCTTCCTCCGCAGCTGCATCCGCTGTTCTTCGGAGCTGATCTGCATGGGCTCTTGCCCGGTCTGCCGCTGCCCTGGCTTTGTTTCCGGCCACTGAATCTTCGGCGATACGAACGTGTTTTTCCGCCTTCTTAGCTGCTTTATCCGCCTTAATAGCGGCCGCTTCTGCTCGTTTAGCCACTTTAGTTTTCATTGATACGTCTGCTAAAAACTGCGCGGCCTTATCCGGAGTGGCGCCTTTTATGAGGCTGACTCGGTCTTCTATTACCATTCGTTGGGGTTGTCGTGCTTCAAACGCAGCCTCTGCTACTTTCTGAGCCTCGGGTTGGGGTTCCATGTGGAACCCTTTATGGGCGGTAGGTCCTTCGGCAGCTCGACGGATGTCAATAGCCTCGCTGGCTTTAAGTACCTCTCCCGCATTAGCGTTCGGATCTGCTTGTTTCAGCGTATGGATAACTGGTTCTAATTCGGGGGCGTCCTTAGCGAGACGCTCAAATACTTCAACAGCCTCCCCAACAGTGACATCTTCGGGGGTCCTCTGGCGTCGAAGTACTTTTGGTAGGGCTTTTCCTACTGCTGCAAAAGCAGCCGCTCCGAGTCCGGAGAAGGCGATCTCTTTTAGAGCGTCTGACCCTCGATATTCTGAATCAATACTGTCCTTAAAAGACATTTTAAATGGTTGAGCAAAAGCAGCGGCTCCTGCTTCCATCATCCCCGCGTATAGGGCAGCTTTTCCTATAGTAGCAGCTGTACCGTATCCAGTCAAAGCGGATATAGCGTACACGGGGTCCAGTGCGTACCCATGCGCCGTACCTGCCACAACACCTATTTTTCCCAACCAGTTCGTCTTTTCAAAAACTGATTGAGAATACTCTCGTCTTATGGCGTACTCCTGCTTTAACTTTTCTTGATACTCTTCTTGACTAAGTACCCCCGGAAGTTGTAGCTCATCTCTCGCGTACCCCGCAAGTCCTTCCATGTCTCCCCCATAAAACATTGCTACGGATTGGGGTATGTCTCCTCGGTCTATGTAATCACTAAGTAGCTTATTCCGACTGGATCGAGCTTCAGTCGGAAATAAAGACGATATGGTTAACTCTTCGGACAGGGTAGCTCCTAATGAAGCACTCCAGCCCTCTATGAATCCCGCCTCCTCTGGATGAAGATCTTCCGATGTAGCCGGATTAGTCTCAGGATCTCTTCCGTAAAAAAGCTTCATAGTCTACTTCTCCCTATCCCATTCCCGAGTTTGAGATAATGGTACTTGGTTTTCCCAGTACCAATCAAAGTCTACACGAGTAGCATTAGGGTGCTCTTTGAGAAACTCTTGTTCAGCCTGTCGTTTTTTCTGCGCCTCGTTTCCTCGGTCGATTCTGCCCTGAATAGTTCGTATTTCAGGAGTTGTCGGAGTAGCCCAATCCATGGAAAATATGAAGGCCTCCTTCCCCCCTGGTTTGGTTACTACGGTATTGGAGGGGGTAACGAGTAGTACTCCTCCGTCTTCCACCCCCACTTGTTTTAAGGTGCCATCTACCATAGCGTCACGAAGCTCTCTCGGGGTAATTCCCTCCACTCGCATTTCGTCTGATTCCCAATAGGACATCGGGAGGTTCTCTAATCTGCGCTGATACGTCCGAGCGCTTATCCCATCGGGAACTTGAATAAGAAAACCGTCCCCAAGGTCGACAGTATTACCTACTAACTCGGTAAACGCCGAATCAATGTCTTTCGTCACGGCGTATACATCCATGAAGGCTTCTACCATGAGCCCTTGATGGCGAGGATTCCCGGCAAATAAAGTACCGAATTTTGCTACGGCAGTTTCCTTAACACCGTTATCCTTTATCTGCTGCTGAACGACGAGGTTCTCTTTTCGAAGTTCGGCCCCCTCTAAGATCTTTCGAGCAGTTTCTCTTTTTTCCGGATGAGACGCCATGATCTGTCCGGCTATTGCTGCCGTACCCGCCACTCCGTTTTCTTTAAGTTTTTCGTATATGGAAGGAGCAAAATTTTTACCTACTCCGACATTTATACTACCAAAGGTCCGAAGATTTTCGTCAACCGTCTGGTTCTCTATCACAGTGCCTAAAGTGTTATACTCAGCATTGGTCAAGAAGCCTTTATAGGCCCCTTGGCCACTTAAAATGCTCTGAACTCCGGGGAGGCGTTTTTTAAGACTTACGCCTATACGCTCGGGAGTGGAAGTATCCAGGGGCTCAAAAGTAGCAAACTTAGTATCCTGAGCCCACTTGATAGGATCAGTCTGTAAAAGTCGGTCTTTATTATCTAATGCGGCTTCCGTCTGACGAATAAGATACGCGTGTTCTTCAGCTCCCGTCGGCTCCGCTCTTAGCGACTCTAACGCGGCTCTATCCTCCCCTCGCCCCTTCCAAACTATGTCGTCCACGGTCTTCTTATTACGCAGTGTCCATACAGCTTCTCTGGCTAAAACTGGGTATTTACCCTGGAGATCGTCTATGTTCTTTAGCATAGACTTTAACCGTTCTGGCGTTATAGGGCGGTTGCTCTGGATGTCGTCAATTTGGTTCCTTAAATCGTCCGCCTGTAACTTATAACTCGCAGTAACGGTAGCATTGATGGCGTTACCTTCTTGATCAATAGCGTGGCGGAGTTCATTGGCAAATACTTTTTGATCCTGTTCCGGGATGTTCGACGTTGTAGACTCGTCTCGTTGGATAAGCTGGTTAAGAGCTTTTTCCATGTCCGGAATCTGACGGTTTTTTAAAGTAGAGTAAAAATAGTCGTATTGTTCCCGAGTACTGATATCTTTGTAAGCCGTGACTTTACGTTCATCAGGCATTTGAGAAGTCGCAATAATCAGTCTCGCTTTATTAAAATCTTGCTGAAGTAGCGCTTGCTCAGTCTGCGCTATATCTTGTTTAGTTATATATGCTATCTGTGCTTTAGTAGCTCTAACAGCATCATCAGAGTATATGGCCAGTCGAGCAGTTTCTTGTTTAGACAGGAATTCTTCCCGGAGACGGCTATCTGGTATCGTTTTAGCGGCTTCCGATACGGCGTTCTCGTAGTTTTTAGTACGCCACTCCGCGTATATTTTATGAGCAGGTATTGCTCCGATATCCCCATCCGGATTTATGCTGTCCGCCACTTCTATGAAGTTTTCATCATACACTACCATAGGGTCAAACTCTTCTTGTCCTCCGTACTGACTTACGAAAGCGGAGTCCGCATTTTGGACCGTTCGATACGCTTCTTGAGCTGCTCTCAGATTTTCCCGATCGGAGTACTTCTTCATAAGAATAGATATGTCTGCCGCAGCTTGACCTATCTTATTAAGAGCGTCCATCCGAGATGAGGCCACCCTTACGGGGGTGTACGGGTCCGGCTTAGCCAGATCTTGAATCGGTCGTCGCTGAATGGTAGGTAGAGTTAAAGTCATATATCCTCCTAAGGGGTTCCACGTGGAACCCCCTCGAATTACATTATACTGTATGTAAGTGCAGCTCCTGCTACCGAGGAGCCTATCTGTCCCCACATTGCCGCGCGAGCCTGATGGTACGCGGCTTGCCCTTCCTTATAGGCTATAGACTCCTCAGACTTCCCAACTCGTCTAAGCCAGGCTATGTCTTCTCTTCCGACATCAATGAGGGACTGTATGTATAGTTCAGAAGAGGCCCCACTTAAACCCGATGCGGCCGCTCTGGCCCGAGCTGCCGACTCTCTCCGGGCATTCTCTTCTTCCGCCGCTTTTACCTTCTGCGCGGTTTCTTCACGAATTAGCGCGGCTTGTTCAGAAGCCGCGTCTTTTGCTTCCTCCCCCGCTTGATACATTTCATAAGCACCGATAAGACCTGTTACGAACTGAGTTGCCGCCCCTATAAACGGGGCTGACATGAGTTGAGTTGCTTGTTGCATCCCTGCCGCTTCAGGGTCAGGAACCCCAGATGGCGTAGGAGTCATGCTTGTCCCTCCGGAGTTCACGCTAATACCAAGTCCGCCGCCAAAGCTCCCCGTTCCTCCAATCATATCTCCTCCTGTAAGAGACGCCCAAACCATCCGGCAATCTCCGTTCTTAAAGGTAAGTCTTGTACTATAGTAACCTGGGCGTCCATGTCCCATCCGTCATTAGCTATCTCGATACTTTCTGTTCGAGGGGGCTCTACTTCTCCCATTAAAGATCCAGGGGATCTATCGGGGGCCCTCCGACCGTTAATCTTGGGTGGGTACGAATTTAAAATTCGTACCCAGATTTCAGAAAAGCGTTTCTTCATTGTTCTTGTAGTTCCGATATTGGCAATTCTATCCGCCACGGGGAGAGTTCGTATGGTCGACGCTACAGCCAGCCCGATGAATATCTCCGTTCCTCCATACTCAGTAGTGAACTCCCCAAATTCGTCTGGGATCACATCCGGATGAACCGCCCCATCTACCACTACCTGACAGAGCTTCTCGGCTAAATGAAGCACGGTTCCCCCAGATACAGGAGCAAACGACCCCGGAACTCGTTGAATAATCCGCGTATGGCTATCAAGTTTCACATTGGACTCTGTTCTCTCTCTTTCCAAGTATAGCTGGTCGCCCCCACGATGAACGAGTACCCATAGCTCATCCGTACCATTAAAAGGGGTAGACCCTATTCCGACAATTGTACCTTGAGTAGAACGCCGAGAGAAACCTGCCGTCTGAGAGTATGGTTCATAGGTAGCGTTTATTAGGGTCCCGGATTTAGACAACCCGGTTATGATACTGTCTGGGTTAGCGGAGTATCGAAGTTGAGTAACAGCTCGCCCTTCCCCCGTTATGTGCTCACTTGCGTGGGTCAAGTCTTGAGATCTCCACGCATCTTTAAGCCATTCGTACCCTATGCTCCTGATCTTTCGTCCGTCAGGAGAGATGTACATAACTTCATTCCCTACTTCCAGACATTGAGCCGGGTAAGACCCATTTGTACTTTGGAGTTGAGAGTACTTATCCCCCGGAGTTATGACGTCGCCTTCACTGGCTATGATGTGTTCTGAATTACTGGTCCCTATGATCAACCCAGACCCTGACGCTATCCAGCATACCGCTCCGTCTCGCCCCACTCTCATCTCTATAGCTTCAGCGGGTAGCGCGGTCCCTGGAGAAAAGTCTCCATAGACGTTAGATTTAGACCCCCAAACTAATGAGGGGTCACTTGGCATCCCCCCAACCCATAATCTACCTTGATGAAACCCTAACGCCGGGGGGTAATTCCCAGCGGCCCAAGGAGTAGGGGGGCTTACAAGAGCAAGAGCAGACATAGACCATACGTCTGTACTGGATAGACTGAGTTTTTGAGGAGGGGCTTCCGTAGACGTAATCATTAGAGCCGTCTCCTCCGGGGTCATACGGGCTTGTAGTATAGGAGCCCCCCGCATGCTGGGCCACAGCCCCGCAAAAGCCACGTCTCCTACTGTAGGGTCATATAAATGTACTCCTGTGATTACTTTATCCTCCCCTCCTATCATCACCATTAAACGAACCCACATTTCAGTAGTAGTGCTAACTAAATCGGGAATAGTAAAACGACCTGTCCCTGTAACTACGTTATCGAGTATATCAGTTAATCCCACCGCCGAGCCTACCTGAACTACCAAGGAGTCCTCCCCGGACAGAACGTCGACCGTAAGTTCGTACGACGTCCCTATTACGACCGTCACAGTTTGGCTAATATACGATATCCTATCCCGTTCCAATCCTCCCGATAAAAGGGCTCCTCCGGGTAGATAGTCATTGGCTAATCCAGCCCCAACGCTAACTTGCCAATTAGCTAATCCCCTATTAAAATAACTATTAGATATAACGTCCCCGAGTTTAACTGGTCCGAATCTATCGAAGACACGGACTAACACGCGGTCAATGACTATCATAAAGCTGGTTAAAAGAGCTACGGGAAACCCAAATAGTACTCCACTGGTTCCGTCCACAGTAGCCACCCACTCCGTACCGAATGACGTTTCTGCAGAACCCTGGAGATGAGTGAAGAAATTCTCCATAAGTTCTACACCGTGCTTTCTCCCCTCCAGTTCATCTCGTAACTCCATTCGAGGGGAAACTTCTCCGGCCAAGAAGTCTGTTTGTATAAGATTAGTCTTAGACATGCTGCCTCCTATTCCAAAGTACTTCCTAATCCATACCGGGACCCCCGGCCAAATCGGGCCCCCAAAAGGCGAGAAGCGAAGACCCGCTTCGGGCTCCCTTGCATCCCATCGATAGCACCCCCGGTATCCACCAGGTACTCTGATTCTTGCATCAAAGTTCTTTTCATGTTTTTATCCCCGGTAAGCACGGGGGCTAAGAATTCAGCTAATTTATGGGCTACCGCCGTAGTGAAAGAGGGGGAGAATCTCGTGGTGTTAGTCACGTCTTGAGTGAACTTAACATATAGCACTGATGAGTTAGCCAGGATGCGATTTTCATTCTTCTGATACACCGCTCCCCGCTTTAGCTCTGGGTCATACGCAACTACTCGAACTACCAAACAGTCTACGGGTAGCACAAAACTATTAGAGAACTCTGAGCTCAAAGGGACTGCTTCCGGAGCAAGTCGTTGAGTACGCGCTGCGAAAGTCCAGTCCCTTCCTTCTAAGCAAAACTTACGAGCGATATCGTAGTACCTCCCGCATTGTTCTGCTTCCAGCGTCTCGTCCACAAGACTGGTTATACTTGATCCGCCTACAAAGCCTATGGCCATATTGCAAATATCTATTGAGTCCATACGACCTCCTAAGGGTTCCACGTGGAACCCCTCTCGTTGTTTCGAATTAAACTACTGTTCGTATTCGTCTGCTCCCATTGATGTGGTTGACCCTGATCGAGAGTCATTTTCAAAATCCAAGATAGGAACATCCGAGTCAGAAGAAGGCCCCACTCCGGCGAGGTACGCAGAAGATGACACGGACTGAATCTTCCCATTCGCGTCAAGATCTGGATCCGTCGTCACATAGTTTGTGCCCTTGGCCGTGCCAGAGTTATAAAATAGGTTATAGTCTACGGTGCCGTTAGTAGCACTATAGAAACCCCCCGTAAGAGTATTTAAAATGATATTATTTACGTATTTTCCGGTAGATGTTTGATTGAAAATGGCAGTGGTGGTGTTTGTACCATCACCGACAAACGTACAATTTATAACTGAGTAATCGGTCCCCGTACGGGCCAACATATAGTAGTTCCCATCAGTCAGATTAAAGAACATAACGTTTTTAAATACATAAGTCCCATAGTAAGAATCAATTATATACGCTGTGTTATCCGGGTCCTCTACTATTATTCCCCTTTCGAAATGGGCATACGACCCAGCCAAAACTCCCGGATAACACTGTATGGACTTCCCGGTAGCAGACACCCCAGTTATGGAAAAATCGTATACGTTAAGGGTTGGAGCCCCGACCCAGTTGAATCCGTTAACACAGTCTACAATAGTTATGCCATTTATAGTAATAATAGGATCATCTGTGCCGGTTTCATTGTGTGAGGAAACGGCTTCATCTCCAGCCCCCTCCGCGTACATATTGCTATGTACTACAGTTACTCCATCTAAGTGCTGAAACGATTGGTTCCCAACATTATAAGACTTCAAATTATTAGTTACTATGCCCGTATAAGTATTTGTGTTATCTCCAAATAAAAACGAGGATGCCGCTCCAGACGTAGAAACAGTTATGTCATCAATTTCTACATAACTTTTTGTAATTCTCCAATACCCTCCCGTCCAGTCTGGAAGATGCCCCGGCTCCCCTTTATACACAATTGGGTGCCCATCTGTTCCTGATGATGGAACTATAACTACTGATGTAAAATTGCCTCCCCTTGACGAAAACGCTACAACGTCGTCTGAGCTGAATGATGACGCATTGAAAGTTGAGACTGACATAGACGACGCAGCGTCAGTACAGTCAGTTGCATTTGCAAATGTCGCAGTCCCGTCTTGCCTAACACAGTAGGTATATAACGGGGGCGGTTCTTGGAACGAGTACGAATTGACCAAAAAGTCAGCGTAAACATTCGCAGACAACAACAAAAAACTTATAAGGATCGATGGCCTATAAACCATATCTTCAACCCCTTCCCGGCTGTAGTACTGCCGACCTGTGTCACATTGATTATAATTTCTGCGTCATCCGCTATTGATGAATCGGATATGACTGCCGGAACTGCCGCCGACGTACTTGTCTTCTCTGACGTATCAATAGAAGGGAGCGTGGAAAATACGGACGCCCCCGATTCGCTTACGTCAACTATAATGGTTGACCCTGTTGGAGCCGTATTTACTGACAGCCTAACTTCCGTAAGAGTAAAAGCGTAGGGGGTCCTAAACGTTACCTTTGAAGTCCCAGTAGTTAAGTCTGTTTCCTCGTCGCTGGCTGCGACACAAAAATTAACCGGAGAGACGTACAGCTCTTGAAACATGTCATCGATATCAATAATTATGCCTTCTGTTTTGGTACTGGAATACCGACCCGATGTTATACTATCAGTTATGTCGATTCTCTCTGCGTAAGTCGTAGTAACACTGATTAAAAATACCAGAAACATTGTAAATAGAATGCGTCTATTCATCATTTTTCCCTCTTTTTATGTGACGTCCAAGTCTAAGAAGTCCTCTACTTCCATACTAAGTAAGTCCTCTACTTCAGTTTCTAACAAGGCAGGGGTCGTAATCTCTCCTCCATCATCCCAGAAATGGTTGATCATATCACCCAATGCCCCAGTATACCCCAAAGAGCTTAATAACTCAAACCACATGTCTGAGTTAGCTTTTATAGGCATCCCTTGAGCTACTAAAAATTCTCGCTCCGCGTCTTGCAAGCAATTACTGGTTGCCCCATTAGCCTGATAAAACGATAAAGGTATTCTCATTCACGCCCCCTATATAAGGATAGGAGGGCTCTATGAGCCCTCCATTTTATACGCCGTCAGCTTCACCCCATTGCTCCCACATATTGTCTCTGATTTGTCGGAAACAGGAGTCAAACAGAAGGGATCCATGAGCGCCGCTTCTGACTGACGCTTCGATACCAATAGCCACGTCTCCTTCTACGATATCTGTAGAAGTCGTAGTAGACTCGATACTGTTTTTACTTCCGTTCAGCGGAACTCGAAAATACAGAGTAGTCGCTGTAGGTTTAAGGTAGTTAGATTCTCTGGCTCGGTTAATCAAAGCCATTAGCTTACCTTCGACTTCCACGGCACGATGCTCGTCATCGTCTCCTAAATCTAAGTAGATTGCTAAGCACCCCGCTGAAGGAGCAACAGGGGCGCCAGATACGTAGTCAGTAACGACCACACTCGTCTTGTTTCCTTGAAGAATTTTTTCTCCTTTAATAGATAGGGCCATATACGGGCCTCCTTATGAGTGGACTACCAAGGGTTATTCAAAATCCCCAGTACCAGTATTGGGCGCCAAAGCCGCTTTCAGTACCTGGGCCTTTTCTTCATTGGCCTTCTTCTGCTTTTTGTAGGCGTCTTCTCGGGCTTTTGACTTTGCTTTGGCGGCATTCAAGTCTCTCTGAGTAAACTTCATAACGGTGGATACGTCGACATGAAGTTTTTTGGCGATCAGTTTGGGGTTAACCTCTTCCGCCAGCCATACTGCGCATTGAACCTGTTCTTTTTTATTGAGCCCCACTTTATGAGCCATGATTATTATCTCCTTAATTGAGTGGTAGGTGGGGGGTTCCACGTGGAACCCCTATTAAACATTACAAGCTATCCAGGAAGTGCCCGTGGACGATCTGCTCGTCCTCAACACGAGTCGCCCCCGCAGTGTACTGTGCGAAAATCTGAATCATGTACGATTTGTCGGGGTTCTCCCCGATACGAGTAAAAACATCCTGGTTGATTACGAGGCCCAGGGCTTGCATAGTGTAGAACAAGCAAGAAATCTCACCAGCTGCCGGAGACAGGAGACGATTGGACATGATCCAGGTAAACCCCATCCAGTTAGGGACGATTCCAGTGTTATACAGATTCTGAAGAGCCTCCCTCTGAACGTAATCTGCTGAAGTCTGCTCCGTCAGTTGCATAAGTTTTCGAACTTGGGTGGGCCCGATTACCGCTACCTTAGGAACGGACATGTCAATGTCGTTCGACATGAAAATTTCCTGAATCTCCGTAATGGCGTCAAACGTAATAGGCGTAGACCCGTCCCCAACCACTTGGGCTGCGGGAAATGCAACTGCTACACCATCACCATCAGTGGCGTCTCCCGTAGCTGCGGCGATAATCAAATCATCCCAAGACCGGTTCATCGCCATGGCTTGGTTCTTAGCATAAGCCGACTCCGGATTCACCAGCATTTGAACTTTGTCCTCATGTTCAACGGTCATGAGATGAACGAAGGTACGAGGGGACACGGCTCTCCGAGTCCACGCGTCATCCACGTAGAAAGTACTGGAGTCTTCCCGGCGGGTGGTCTTTTCCAGAGCGTCAGTAGCCGCCAGACGATCAAAGTTGTAAACTTCTCCAGAACTGTACTCAACCATAACTGTACTCCGCAGCTTTGTATCCCCCTGCTGAGCTAAGTGGATGACCAGGTCTTTGTATTCTTCGATGAAAGCGTTGTCGATTGTGATAGCCATAGTTGTTCTCCTTAGATAAGTTAATGTTAACATTGTTATAGTGACAGCTACCCATATCGGACTATCATTTTAATTCGGGACCTGATCAGGCTCCCCCGAGAGGGGTTCCACGTGGAACCCCTATTTATCATTTGATCCTATAGGAAACGTTGTCCCCGGAGCTGCTTGGGTACCAGTTTTAGGGTTTTTCAATAGGTATAGCTCCCGCATAAAAGCCATGGCCGTTTTATGGCCGGGGTCGTGAGGATTATTATACGGGTGCTTTTTGTTATTTCGAATCTCGGATATCTTAATGGTAGCCTCCGCTGGAGTCATTACCCCGGAATTACTCGTATCCTGCTGAAAAGAATTCGAAGCCCCGAGAGTCTTCGTAGCCAGCCTATGCAGCCATACCATAGTACTGCGGTCCACCGACCCGGCTTCCACGGCCTTAACCACAGATTCGGGAGCTTCAGATTGAGTTATAAAATTTTTTACGATATTTGTGTTACGGTCAAAAGCCGTCCCCCATTCCGCCTCAAGCTTAGCCCGGTCCTCTTTGTGAAGAGTTCCGGCTTGCTCAGTAGCAGTAATGTGGCGGCTCATCATAGCGTTAAGAGACTCTTCAAATTTCTTTTGACTAAGCCCCGCTTTAAAAGCCACTTCTTTGTAAGACTTCACAAACTCCTTCCCAAAATCTTTCAACTCTTCTCCTTTGGAGTTGACGAACTTGGGCGTTACGTAGTCCCCCGCCTTCCCCGGACGACCCATTCGAGTATACAAATCGTTTAAAGTACTCTCATCTTCGAAGTTCGGGGTACTCATAAGCCCCGGAACTCTCTCTTTGAGCTTAGCATGAAATGCCGCCCTATCCTCATCCCCAGCATCTGCGGAAGGAATCCGAATGGAAGAGCCCATACGAGATCTCATGTTCACCATCTGATCCCAAAATTTCTCCGGAGAGTCAGAATTCTTTACCTCATCCCATTGGCGAACATCCTCCGGTAAAGTCGAGTGCCATTCCGGAGGCGCCTCTCCCCCTTCGCACAGTGCCAAGGGCCCGGAATAGTTAAAATACTCCTCTTCCAGTAGCTCCCCTGTCGCCATGTCCATTCGTATTTTAGTATAGATTTTGTGTTGGGCCATAATCGAATCCTCCTATTCTTCATCTTCTTGAGTTCTATTCTCGACAAACTTAACTGCTTGTCGAATTATCTGTACTATATCCCTCTGCCCCTCTTTAAAAGCCGTCATATCTGGCTCCCCCGGAGTAAAGCTTATGGAGTTATAAAACAGTTTGTTGAATATCTCCAAAACATTTTGACCGACTGACGAAAGAAATAGGCGCCCAATATCCGTCATATCGCTTTCACTAATTTCTTTCATTATCATTTTTTAACTCCCTCTCGCCCTTCTCGCATTGCTTGAGTCCCTTTTCCCACGCTCTGAGCAGCTTCCCCCTCCATCTGAAGATTAATAATCTCCTCCTGCTGAGCCATCTTGCGTTGACGAGCAAGCCTCGTCCTCTTAACTTGAGTAGGACTGTTTATCAATCGAGTAGGAACACCTGCGTTTATAGCCTGCTCTCGAGCTACCGCATCTACATTTGGTATGTCCCTGGCTTCCGGATACACTTCCGAAATAGCCAAAAGATTGCCCATCCAGGTATCTATGGACGACGCACTCTCCATTCTTTGAGACTTAGCCAAAGTCCCCAAATACTCAATTTTAAGACCGGCATTACCGGACGTCAAGACCTCCGGAAGATCCGGAAACTTCTTATACCGAAAATTTATCATAAACTGCCGAGTAACTACAGGGTCCATAAAATGCGTTTTCAGTCTACCAAAGGTGGGGCCTATGAGCCTCTGCATGAGTTGGACTCTCGCGTATACCTCCGCGGCTGTCATCGCCGGAGAGTCCTTTAATTTCAGCTCATCCTCATAAAACGTTTCTTTAATAGACTGCTGTAGCTCCGCTTTATTCAAGGAGGAAATGTCAAATCGGGCTTTAGACTCAAAAGCTTTCATAGACTTCTCGATATCCTGTACTACGACCGTCCCGCCTGCGGACAGGTCAATATCCCCATAAACGCCTTTCTTAGTTGTCATAATAGTAGGGTCTATTACCTTCTCCCCAGCTACGGTCACGAGTTCTACCAATTGATTGAGAGTAAGTACGTCCCAAACAGCTATCATCGCGGGAGAGAACCCATGCTGAGACCCCGATACCCGTCGCCATTGAGGGGCGAATACCGGCATCTCATGATGCCCTCCTACTTTTCCCAGGAGTTCACACGTCTCCCAAAGAATGTATTTACTACCATAAGGCCGATTTTCCACCGCTAACTTGGTGAAAGTATCCGCTTTCTTATTCTCCGGAATAGTGTATATACAAAAAATAATCTTATGCCGCTCCAGAGACCGAGAGGGGTCGGCATAGGCCTTTTTGATTGATTCCGGAATGTCCTCTTCTCCAAATTTGTCTACTATTTGATCGGCAGTCCATTGCATCACTCGGTAGAAATTAATGATGGTATCGTCTACCGCCAAATCAAAATAGCATTCACTCGGGGGCAGCGCTTGGTACTGAGTCCTCTTTAAATCGCCCTCATCATCCTCCTCTGGCATGCTGGTTAGGACTCCTATAGAGAACGCCGTTAAGTCTATATAGACCTCACTGGCTTCTAAATCAAAGTTAGATTGCTTAAAGGACTGATAAGTTATATCGTCCGCCGCTTCCAGCCAAAGTTTAGCCTCATTAATTAACGCCTGCTTAGGATCCCTGAAGCCAAAGCCAAACCACTTTACTTCAGAATTCGTCATGGCCCCGTGAATATGGGCGGCCAAATTGGCGTTAGCCGACAGAGCTGTTGAGTCGAAGATTTCTCTACGACGCCAGTCGACCTCGCTTTCTCCGCCTATACCACCAAAGAGTGATATGCGGAAAGGGGCCACAAAACGCTCAATTACGTCCCACATCTCATCCAGATTAGCTCGGTTTCTAATCCGGGCCTCGGTTCGTCTTTTGATAATCTTCTCGTCCATAATCAGTCCTCTGAATGGGGTTCCACGTGGAACCCCCCGTGATCGATCTGTCTTTTGTTAGCTTGAACCGGCTCCAGCTTCATATGAATCATTATCCTCACAATATTCTGCTCTACGCACTTCAGCCTGTCTGATAGTTCTTTGGCAGATCGGTCCATTTCTTTTCTGTACTGTTTACAATCCTCCGGTTGAATCACGCTCAGCCCTCCCCTCTCCTGAAACACCACTCTATTAACTGTTCTGAGCTTATCTTCCAGCGCCTTGATTCGGGCCCTCATGCTTGCGACTACTACCGATAGGGACGCTACATACGTCCCTATGTATATAACGTCCCTTAACGTAAATGTCACGTCCATTTAGCCCGCCCTCCTTCTGCTATGATGTCGGACTCCCGCTCGGCTGCGATATCCTATAGCCTTGACTACTCGGGCCGCCCCAGTTCCGAATTCCCTTAAATCAATTAACGAGTCTGCTATTACAGCCATCATCCGAAATGCATCCGCCCCGTGGTTAGCCCAGCTCTTAGCAGGGGTATCCGAGAACGATTCGCTTCGGGGGTCAAACTTCTTATGGTAGTGCTCTAACGCTTTCCTTCCCAATTCCGTTTTATCTTTATCAAACCAGCATCGTGGGAGAATTTCCCGCACCGCTTCGATTCCCTCCATAAGAGGAAGCTTGTCCACAATCTCGAAATCAATCCCATGTTCCGATGCCGTTTCCCACCTGGACTTCTTGTTTGACATTTCCTCGACGTTAATGTCGTGCGGGGCGTAGTGTTCGGCGTACGCATAAGGTCTCTCCTTCACCTGCTTAATCTGGTGTATTAAAGAAGTCTCAACAGATTCATGGTAGTCAATAAGGCGAATCTCGTGCTGGAAGAACTGAACGAACCAAATAGCACACGCATCGCGCTTTCCTAAATCCCAAAAAGTATAAACAGGAAGCCGCGGATTATACGGCACTCGATTAAAACGGTCGTCCTTTCGAAGAGCCTCCATCTCCGTTGAGTAGTATGTTCCGACATTCCCCGTTAAGAAACTCGTGTAGTACTCTTGGTCAATCAAAGCCTCTGGCATCCCACTTCTACGGTCTTCCTCTATCGCCTCCAGAGAAGGGACCCCCGTGTCATCCCGTGTTAGATGCTGAACGAACCATGAGGAATCGGGGCGTATGGCTTGGATGTAAAGCTCGTAGAACTCATTCGACATTCCACGAGGAGTTCCGTTAAACAATGCCCAACCATCGTTCTCGGCTAATATGGGTCGGAGATAGTCCCATACCCCCCGTTTGTGGATACTCGCCTCAGTAAACACGATACCGAAAGGGTTCGTGCCGACTACGGCGTCAATGTTGTCCGAGCCTACGAGCTTTATCTGACTACCATTGGGGAGCCGTTGGCGCATCTCCAGCTTCGACCTCCCTTGATTATACATCCCGTTTATAAGTTCCGGGGGGACATAGTCAAGAAACCTGCGCCCCTTTCCGTCCGTTCCTTCCCATATAATTTGTCGCGCTTGATTATAGTATGGGGCCATGTAATAGTACAGCCCCACTCGCTGCATGGCTTTCGCGATTGTTAGATTCCAGCTGAATAGGTCTTTCCCATTTCTTCTTGGCCATATAAGCATCCCCCGCCTAAACTGGGGTTGAACGCAAACATTCCATGGAAGGATCTGGTAGTCGCGGTGTTCGAAATTGTAAGGTAGCGTTATATCAATCATGGCGTTGGGGCCTTACGCTAACCACCATGGGGCGGTAGCGGTGGGTTAGTTCACGTCGTAGTCGGAGGACGACGGAGAAGAAGGGGTTCCATGTGGAACCCCTACTCCGTTTGTCTTCCCGGCAGAAGCGGTTATCTCCACCGCATTCAGTGCCACGTCTACCCCGTCACCCACTTTATTGAGTATCCGGACCGTGATGTTATTATCGGACTTGTCATTCGCACGAGCCGCCATAATGGCGGGGCGGTGCTTCTCGATTACTTCTGATACGACTTTGAGGCTGTTAGCGTCCTCAATACCGTCTACCGCATCCAGGAGCGCGTCGCATTTTTCCAGCATTTTGGTCTGAAGCGCTATGAAGCGCGGAACCAGGTCAGCTTGGTGACGCGCTTCTAAGGCTTCGACTCGATGAGTGATGTCGTCGGTATCTAAGCTGTTTTGGACCCATCCCCCGTCATCTATTGCTGCACGAATAAGAGCCTCGGTAGTATGGTGGCTTGCTGCAAGCTCCTTGATACTGGTTCCGAGGGTCTCGTATTCGTTTCGCACCACTTTCCAGTTTGTTCGGTGAGATGAAGGGGATGATGACATAACCTGAAATCTCCTGTTTAGCACGTGGGGTTCCATGTGGAACCTAAAATTGATGTCACCCAGAATTAATTTTAATTCTGGGTGACGTAGGGCAACGCAGAAAGGGGTGCGGCCCGACACATTAATACGACAACGGAGGACTGTACTACTTTACTGATACATTCATCATATAATGATTCAAATTGGTTGTCAAGAGAAAAGTTATGGAAACCAGCATTTATTTGGCGGGTGAGCTACCAATGAGGGGGCGGTTCGGGAGGCTCTGCGAGTAGTGTTCCACGTGGAACACTACTCGCGGCGTCTTTGCTCTGTGAATATCTGGGCGGTCCTGGGGTTTTGCAAAATTTGCCCTGTGAATATCTGGGCGATCCTGGGGTTTTGCAAAATTTGCCCTGTGAATATCTGGGCGATCCGTAATACTCATAAATTTTCCGCATTCCGGGGGTAGGCCCTCCATAGGTAAAGTGTTCCCAGGAAACTCACCTAAGTACTAAATTTCTTTATAATGTAATAGGGTACCCGTTCCTATTATACAGCGTCACTTAGGGTGCGGATGGATTATCTTTTCCGCTATGTTTACGTAGTCATTACGTAAGGTTAGCTGTTTGCCCGCTTTTACTACCATAAGGGGGCGCAAGGGGT